CGTCACGAAAGACCACGTCTCAGCGTATGCCGTATCCGCAAACCAGAACGGGAAACGGTCATCGATCATCTTGCCGCCGATGAGGTCGATCCATTCCCGCGAGCCGCCCAGCACCGTGGGCTGTCCGGGGTTGGCGGTATCGTGGAGCGCAAAGGCCAGAAGCTCGCGCGGGAACCGGCCTTCGGTCGCCAGCATGGCGAGGCACTCGTCCCAAAGTGGCGTAGCAATGAAACCGTCGTCGGCTAGGGCAATGACCAAATCGGCGTCCACAACCGGAATACAGCGGTTCCACACCTCTGCCACGCCAGCGGGTCGCGGGCCGGCAATAATGCGAGTCCCTGGATAGCCCCGGAAATACTGGACCGTGGCCGCGTCGTCGGCGTCGCATGACACGGTGACGGACACGTCGTGATTGTTGCTCGCCAAGGCGCGCGCTGTCTCAACCACCGCCGCCGCACGGCGTGGGTTGCCTCGCGTGCCGATGATGAGGCCGATCTTCACGCGGCCTCCTTCAACTGCGAGCGCATAAAGGAGCCCCAATTGCCACTATAGACGCGGCCATCGCTGGCGACGTGCCGGAAGTCCATTTCCGCGAAGGCCATGATGGGAATGCCCGCTTCACGGACAAGACGGCAAAACTCCACGTCCTCACCCCAGAACACATTCCCACGCACCGCCGTCTGGAAGTACGCGCCGACCTGCCCATCAGGGCTGGTGAACTCGGGCACCGTGAGCGCCTCGAAAACCGCGCGGTTGATCCGGAGGAAGCCGGTCGGCACGACGCCGCACTCTATTAGCCCGTCGCTATCGGCCCAAATCTGCTCATGGGCGACCATCACAGGCCATTCAGGCGGGATCACCTTCTTGGGATAGATACCCGCCACAACGGGCCGTGTGGCCTCGCACAAGCGCACAAGGCTCTCGGGATCGAAGCCAACGTCGGCGTCGATGAAGATGAAGTCCGTGGCCGTTCCCCGGAGGAAATTGCCCGTCAAAATGTTGCGCGCGAGGTCCACATAACAGCAGCCGCGAAGCACATCGACGGCCTCGACTTTGATGCCCTTGGCGTCAAGCGCGAGAATGCCAGCGGCAACGGACCGCTGGCTTTCATCGGTGAAGGCGTCATAAGCCGGCACGGCGATACGCACGCTCCGTGCCGGCTTTACGCGCATGTTAGGCCGAGCCCTTGAGGAGCCCCAGCGAAACGAGCGCGGAACGAAGCTCGTTCGCCAGCGCGCCGACCTGCGTGGTCGTGGCGCCAGTGGTCACAGCCGCCTGCGTCGTGGACGACGGCTGAACAACCGTCGTCACGCCGTAGAAGCTGATCTTGTCCGAAGTGGACTGGCCGAACGTCGTGCCATCGGTACGAGCGTCGGTGATTTCACGAACTGCCATGATGATTCTCCTATGGCTCTAGGTTCAGGTCGTGCCCGAGAGGCGGGTGGCGAGGTCGGGGTAGATCGCCTTGACGCCGTACAGCACATCAAGCCTGATCTTGTCCTCGTCCATTTCGCCGTCGTAGTACTTGATGACGCGCATGCTAAAGCCGTTCTGGGATTCCCTGGCTTTGAACACGGCGCCATCAGGCATTTCGAGATCGGCCATCACGAGGGCGAAGGCGTTCTTGTGGAACACCAGATTCTGCGCGTACTGCGCGGAGCCGGTGCCCACCATCGTGATCGCGGCGCCGTCGGCCGGGACGCTATCGACGGTCTGGTACGGGCCGCTGGTGATGATCGCCGGAGCAATCGTCAGCGTGCAATCCGTGCCGGTCGCGGTGATGTCGTTCTGAATGACGAACTGCTGCAGGACGCCCGTGCTCTGCTTTGATACCGGGTTGACCGCATACACGTCAGCGATGGTGAACACGTCGCCGGCCTTGAAGGTCGTCGAAGCCGTCCAGTCATCGGTGATGAGCGTCTGCGTGTTCGTGTCCTTGCTCGCGGCATAGGTCACGTTCTGGTTCGCGCCGTTGATGAGGCCGCCGCCAGCCGCCGCGCCGTTCGTATGCGTGCGGATATTCTGGTCCATCGCCGTCATGACGCCGCCGATCTCGCCCAGATCGCCACGGCGATAGGCGCCGCGTGCAACGTCCTGCATAAACAGGCCAGTTTGCGAGCCGATGAGGCCCCAGGAGTCGGCCGGAGACAGGACAGCATAGCGCATGTCCTGCGGCACCGCGCCTTCATCGAGGCGACGGGGCGCCTTGGCGAAGTCCGCGAACGAGTCAACCGGAGAGGCCGGCGTGCCGACCCAATTCCACACGCGATTGTAGAGGCCCGTCAGGTCGTAATCGATCTGATTGGCGAGCGCGATGGCGGCCGGCTTGATGTACCGCTCGTTGTACTCCTCAATGGACAGGGTCAGATCCTGCGTCGAGAAAGACCACGAGACATGCTTGCGCTTGTCCATCGAGAGCGTGAACTTGCCCTCGGTCACGTCCTGGTTGATGGCAACGGCGCCATCCTGAGCCGTGAACTTGACCGGACGGCGGACGCTGATCGAGTCGCCGACCTTCACAAATTCGCGGGAGTAGTCGCGATAGACCTTCTTGCCCATCACGAGATTGTTTTCCAACTGAGCCAGCCCCACTTTCGCAATAATGCTCGGGGTGATGATCGTATTTGCCATGATGACCTAACCTTGGGTTAGGCCCCTCGAACTCTCGCCAACGCTTCCGTCTAGCGCCTCTGGTCCAACTCACGTACCCACTTAAGCACGTCGTTATGACCCATGCGCTCGATCGATTGCGGTGCTGCCGCGCCTCCGGACACTGTTGCCGGCGGCGGCGGGGCCGATGAAGTTTTCGGCTTGGGCTTCGACGCGAAACGCATCTCAACCTTTGCCAGTTCTCTGCCAACCGCGACCGCACCTAGGCGTGAAAGCCTGAAAGCCTCGTTCTCATTGTCCGCCAGATACTTGACCAGCGCCGCCTTGTGGTCGGCATTGAGAAGGTAGTCCGCAACCGCCGGAGTCATCGGGAAATCATCGGAGCGCACCATGTCCAGCGCGTCGTCAAACCCCTGAATCGCCTTGCCTTGAGCCTTTGCTTCGCGCTCAAAGACCTTGACGGCCTCGATCCTGGCCCTCTCCTGATCCGCGACACTGGCCTGCTTCTGGAGGTTGCCGAGCGTGGATTGAATCCGCTGCTCCGCTTTCCATTCGGCCTTTGCCGCGACGAAATCCTCGTATCTGGTAAACTGCTCTGAACGGGGCTCGTCGCCCTGCTCGGCTGCCGGCGCGGGCTGCTGGGTCTGGCCTAGGGCCTTGGACAGCATCTCGCGCAGTTGCTCTGCTTCGCGCTTCGCCTCATGCTTTTCGCGGGTTAGCTCGGAAATTCTCTTCTGGAAGCCGCCGCCCGGTTTCCTCGGCTGGGGCGCTTCGCCCTCGGCCTCTGTTGGCTGCTCTTCCGCGGCTTCATCAGCCGGGGCGGTGGTCGCTTCCGCCGTATCCTCGACCGGAGCAGGCGCTTCCTGTGCAGGAACGGCGCCCGAAGTCTTTGCATCTTCCGCCACTATAGCGGCTAAGTCAATATCGCTCACGAATCCACCTCGTAGTTAAGCGGGCGCAACGGCGTCGCCAATATCGATCACCGGGGGAAGCCCGGCCGTGTCGTCGTCGATCTCCACAACCGGCGGCAGGTCGGACGGCGGCATCCCGCCCATTTCTGTCGGCATTCCGCCCATTTCCGGACCGCCTTCCATCGGGGGCGCCCCACCTTCAGGCGGCATCGGCGGTTGCTCTCCAGGCTCGCCCTGCTGCGTGAGCATCTGCAATTGCGGCATGATCTGCTGAAGCTGCCCAAGCATCCCCTGCATCGAGAGCATCATCTGGCCGGTTTCGAGCCGAATCTGTTCCGTCTCCGCGATGATCTTGTCCGTCGCCGCCGCGTCCTTCATGGCCTTTGCCGCCTCGACGGGGTCCGGCTTCTGCTCGGCCTCAATCTTCTGGCCGTCCTTGTCGATGCCCATTGCCTCGCGGAGGCGACCAGCCAGCTTGTCGGCGCCCGGCAAGTCCATATTCTCCACGATGATGTCGCCGCCAATGTCCGCGATCATCGGGAACGAGCGGACAAGCTCTGTCATGAAGGCCGTGGCCTCCTGGCGCTTCGTGGCGTAGCTCGGGCCGGTGGCGACGGTCACGTCGTACTCGCCCGCGCTGAGGTCGTTTAGAACGATCTCCATGCCGCTCTCGTCCATGTCGGGCTTGTTGATCTCGACCATCTTTGTCGAGCCGTCCTCGCCCAGCGTGCGGACGATGCGGGTCGAGTCGTAAATCTTGGGGATCAGATCGACCAAGATTTTGCCGCAATATTGCACGGCGATTGAAAGGTTATCGATGTACAGGTAAGTGCCGGTATCGCCTTCCTGCTGGCGCGCAAGGATCGCCCGGCCGCTGGTTTCATTCGAGGGAGCGCCCAGCCCGGCCTTGTAGATGCCAGCCACGCCTTCTAGGTCGGACACGGCAAGCTGCGACTGCACGTCGAGGCCCTGCGATGCGATGGGCGGTTCCGACCGCTTGGGCGCGCCATTGGCAAGCGGGTCGCCCTTGTAGAACAAAGCGGCGTCGTTGCGGATGCCAGCCTGCGCCCACTGGTTCTCGTACCCGCTGGCCTGATTGGCCGTCATGATGTACGGCGCCTTAGGCTGCATCGCCACGGCCTCAACCGCCGCCGTCCGCGTGTAGTTGTAGACGCGCTGCGGGTCCCTCATGTCGTGGATCATGCCCTTGCGGGTCGCGCGGCCATCGGCCCAAATCTCTTCGCCGGTCACGACGCAGATGGGAATGTACCGCCCGGCCCAATCGGTCGGCCCCTGCAAGATGCCGCCGCCGCTCATCAGGCAGGACTTGACCTGCTGGACCACCACCTCGCGCTGCTGCGTTACCGGCGATTCGGGCGGCGTGTCGTCATCGTCGTAGGAGACGGCGCCGTCCTCGTGGAGGCGCAGCATCTTCTTGACCGGCTCGCGATACCAATACTCCGCGATCTTGACCGTATCGAGCGTGCGCCAGCTAAACGACTGGTCCGCCACGTTGGTCGGCAGGCTCTCGCACGGCACGTCGGGATAAAGCTTCTGGTACTGCTCCTTCACCATGTCCTCAAACACGAAGCCGTACCTCATGTCCGACTTGTCCGGCTCTTGCGCGAGCGGGTCGATCAGAATCTGGAACGGGTCATTGATCCGCTTGATCCTGATGTCCTGGTCAAAGCTGTCGTCTCCGCTGTATTGCGTGACGATGCGCCAGCCGCCGATGCCGGCCTGTGCCGCGTTTTCCGCCGCCTTCGTGTACGCAGCTCGGGCGACCGACTGCTGCTCAATGTGCCGGATCAGGCCGTTGAAGATTTCCGCAGCCTCCACCGTCGCGCCGTCCTTGGCGGGTAGAACCTTCACGCTGGGCGGGTTCTGCCGCACCTCGCCGGTCAACTGCCGCACAAACCCAGGGCAGCGGTTCATGGTCAACGCTGGCCTGTTGGCGCTCTTGCGGTCGCTCAGGGCCTGCGAATCCCATTGCGCCTCGCCGCCGATATAGAACCGCTGGCAGTCCCTGCCCGAGCTGACGTTATCAAACTCCTGTTTCCACGCCTCGTCGGCATGGGCAAGGGCGCGAGACAGCAGGTCCGCCTTTGTGTCGCCTTGCGACGAGGGGCCGCCGCGTGTCGGTGTCGTGTCAGCCATTGGAGCAGCCTCGCGCAATTTTTGGAAACCCGCTCCCGCGAGCGTCGGACATAATGTTGCTCATGCTAAGCGGCCATCCAACCGCCCGTAACGCGGGGCAGTTTTGCCTTAGCCTTGACCTCGGGCTCTTCGTACACGACGCAGCCAAGCCCGAAGGCGTCGGCGCCGTGTGAAGCCCAATCGTGGTTGGGGCCGAGGCCGATCTGGCGCTTCTCGTCCCGCTTTTCGTGATACCAGCCGAGCGCATCCAAGCCGGGCTGCGTTGTCGGCGCGTTAAACCACATGGACGGGAAGAGACGCCGGGCAGCCTCAATACGGGCCGCCGCCGCGCCTTTGCCCTGGTTGGGAACGACCGTGACCGTGTAACCCGCCTCACGCAGCGCGGAGGCGTATGACACGTCGTAAACCTTGTCGTTCGTGTCGCCGTCGTGAGGCAGCCAGAATTGCGCGCGCTGGGGCGTGTAGCCCTTGCCTCGCGCCCATTCCAGATGCGCGGCCAGCGGCTGCCCTACGGCCTCGTAGTAGTCCAGCCAGCGAATTTCCCGGCCTACGAACTGCGCAACCCAGATCGTAAAGGCGTCTGCCCGCGCGCCAGTGCCGCCGATGTCGCAGAACATGCGAAGCGTCATCAACGGGTCGGGAGCGACGTTGCCGATCCGGCCTTGAGCCCGCGCCGCTGTCAGGCTCTTTGCGTAGTAGGCGCCCTCGATGACTGAGACGTAATCGCCCTCCCAAATGTGGGAATACTGGTCGGGCCTCTCCTGCAGGTCGCGTTGCCGAGCGCGTTCCAGCATGGCCGGAAACTTGGGATTATCGCGCCAGTTCAACTCAACCACGCGGATTAGGT